TTACGCTAAGCCATAAGTCACCACAAGGGATTTCTTGTGACATGGTGTTTGTTTGCTGCTTTTCTGTACACACTTCAATATGTTGCGCATTGTTTCATCAGGAGTTGTGTAACCTTTGCACACTCTCTTGTACTCCGTTTTGATGAGACGTAGCGGATACTTCTTAGCGAGTAAACGAAAAGACGCTCCATATAGGAGCGCCATGCGTACTGAACGTCGTTGTTTGCCACATAGTAGGGCTGCGTATTGATGCACGCCTGCACAGGATGAGTCTATCTTCATTAGCTTGCTACCATTAGTTTAACTACGTTTTGTAGGTGATTTGGGTTTAAGTGAGCATAACGCTCAACCATCTTCAAAGAACCATGGCCTAACCACAGCATCATTGAGTGAGGGTCTACGCCTCGTGACGCTAGACGACTCGCACATGTGTGACGCATGATGTGAGGCACAAAGTCTTCCTCATTAGTCATGTGTAAGGCTTGCTTCATGCACTTCCATTGCCAAGACAACTTAGCTTGCGTCATGCCCTCGAAAGGAGTGGCTAGAGCTTGCTGTTTACGTCTTGCCATGATGGTCGCTGCGTGTGGAAGCAATGGGACACGTCGAGTCTTGCCGTTCTTAGCGATTGACTTGTGGACGATGAGAGCGTTATCCGTAAGGTCTACCCACTCCCAGCGCATCTTTAAGAGTTCACCACAGCGACAACCTGTAGCGATTGCCACAGTGATAAAGTCTCCGTACTCAGGGACGCCCTTCTCAACAAAGAAGTCGACCATACGCCGCTCTAGGCTAGGCGATATGACATACTCCCTGCTGTTCGTCTCCTTGAAGAACGGGATGTTTGGTAGATGTGTTATGACGTTAGCTTCTACACAGTGCGTCAAGATAACCCTCAAGGCTGTTAGCTTACGGTTTATCGTTGATGCGCAGTTGCCTCGTTCTTCTAGGTGCTCTATCCATTTCTGTACGGCTACCTTGTCGATGTCCCTTGCGTCTGCTTCGTGTCCGAAGTAGTCAAGCACAGCCATGCCGTTAGCTCGTGACTTCTTCCAGTCCTTTTGTCGTGTCTCACTCCATTGGTGCTGACATGCGGTCTGGTAGCCAACGTAGAGACTACCTAGTACAAGCATTGGGCGTTGCTCTTTGTCCTTCTTGAGCTGCGCAACGTTTATCCCTAACTCCTCTAGGACGCAGTCAACGGCCTCTTGTCGTGTCTTACGTTGTCGTTGAACGCGCTTACCGTCTTTGTAGAAGTTAACTTGCCACGATGTACCACGCTGACGAAACGTTACACCGTAATGCTCTTGAATGTGTCTATACATAACGATTGTACCTCTCGTGAGTCATCAACTCCCACCCTTTGCCTCGATTGAGTAGGCGGTACTGGTAGTTGACTTTGATAGATAGGAAGCCCGACTCTTTCATGCGTCGAGGTCGGACTGTTTGAAGTGCTTTAAGTGCTTTATTGTAGACGGATGTGTTTACCTTACCCTTGTGTTTTATGCTCATATGTGACTCCATCAACCCTAATAAAGGCGACCCTTTAGCCGCCCTTACTTACTTAGTGAAGACTTTGCGTAACTCCTCGCGTACCGCCTCTCCTTTCTCTGTTAGTTCGAGGTACTTGGAGCGGAAGTCCTTCGGGTCTTGAACCCAACGACATAGGCCGTGACCTTCTTTACTTGGTGAATACTTGTCAACCATCATACGGCAGTGACGGGATGCGGCTGCTTGCGAGATATGCAGTTCATCTTTGATATACGTCACTGAGACGCTTAGTGGTGGCGTGTTACATACCTCAAGGAAGACCATCATTTGTACTGGGTGAACCTCTTGGTGTACCAACTCACGGAAAGCTTCTACTTGTCGTTTGAAAGTCTTACTCGCGCCTGTAGGTAGCGGTGAATGATTCATATTCATTTTCTCCGATGTATATGCCGTAGTCATTCCATATGACGGGCTTCTGGTTAAGGACTTCCAAGGCTTCCGCCTCGGTTGCTAATCGCCATAGGGTTTTATTAGGGTCAATCAAGTGACTCATGAACACTTCTGAGTCAGATGCGCAAGGTAGCACAAAGTCACTAACGAGTAAATTAATAGCTTCTGCTTGTTCTAAAGTTAACATCTAATCAATTGTCCTATAACTATAGGTGCAATCACCTCGTCTATCGGGACGGTCGATATTACTACCTGCGCGAGAACGATTGCACCACTTTTTTTTGTGTTTTGCCTGTGCTACTTACGTAAATCAGGGTTTACTTTATAAATATCAATACGTTATACCGTTAAGTATTCTGTGATTGCCTTACGGATGGATGCCTTATTAAGTGCTTGTTTTTCATCCAGATTGCTTTCTAAATAGTCAGCCACTGCGTCTAACTTGTGCGGCTCGACCTTTAGCTCGACCATCAGCTCAGCCACTTTGGCCTCATACTTTAGGTAAGCATCTTGTGTCATACCCCAAGGATACTCCTCAGTCTCGACCTCTGGCTCTGCCTCTGGTTCTTCATCTTGGACAAGCTCAAGGATTGGTAAAGCATCCGGCTCATAGTCAATCACTGAGACAGGCATTAGACAGTTAGTTAACTCACCCTCTAGCTCTGCGTTGTACTCTGGTAATGGGATGTTCAGTAGGTTCAGCCACTTGTTAGCCGCTAGGTACTTATTGCGCTTAGCCGCTAGTGTCTTACCTTCGGATGAGACTAGGCGATTGACCCAGAACTCACGAACTAGACGCTCCTCCACTTCGTCTAGCGCTTTGATTGCCTCTGCGGCCTCCTCTGCGCTGTCAAAGTGCTCTAGCGCAATGCGACTCACGATGCCGACCACGTTTAGCATGACGCCTTGAGTTGTCACGTACTTCTCTCGGTGTTGCTCTGCGCCTAGGTCGTCAATCATGCCCCACCCTAGCGCGTCACTCCATGCGTCCCACATGATGAGAGCGTCCTGCTCCTGCTCTGAGAGAGGCGCTTGGTTAGCTTTAAGACCAAGCATCTCACGAGTTGCGTCCTTGATTGCTTTAATGCTGAATGAGTAGGTTGACGCGCCTGTGATTAGGTTCTTCTCAAAGTCCACACGGTCAACAAACACATCGCAAGTAGTCGCCAGCTTAACAGCCAGTTGAGACAATGGGTCTCGATGGTTATAGACAGTCGCAATAGCTTTGTTAGGCTTCTTGACGTTGTCGTTGATGTCTGCGAATGCTTGTTGACGCTCCTTGAGTGTTAGGTTCGGGTAGAGTAAGACGCTGATTGTGTCTCCTAGCTCCTCTAGGTTACTTGCTGCCTCGATAATGCCTGTTGCGCGGTGTTGTCCGTCGAATAGGTGAATGACTGCATCCATGTCAATCTCTAGGATACCGATTCCATTCTGTAGCTCGTTAAAGCTTACCTTGTCGACTGTGCCTGTTAGTGTTGGCAGTACGTAGAACTCCTCGCCACGCACTGCACTCTCGATGTAAGTCGCTATCTTCTTGGCTCTTGGTACTTCTACCTCACGTTGTGAACGGTCTAGGACGTTACCAGTATCAAAGGCCATCATGCGCTTTAAGTAAGTCATAGGAATGCTTGTGATGAAGTAGTCGCGGCCTGCTTGTACGCCTTTAGACGCAGGGAATTGTAGTTTCATGGTGTCTCTCTCTTAGTTAGCTTGTTGATATGCGTTGCGTGCTGTTGTGTATGCAAAGTCCCATAGGTTCTGTGCTGCTTTGCGGTTGCCTCGTTCGGCTGCAAGTAGAGCCACGCGAACGGCGGCACGTACTATCTTTGTATCTGCGTGATTAGCTGCTAGACGTAGTTTCATGGCTCTTATCCTTTGTAAGGTTGCAACCGGATTAGGGTCTCGATGTTGTCTTTGGTTATCTTGATGTCGCACAGGTCGCCCTGCTTTGCGCGGTAATGCTTGTTCTCTCGACACAGCTTCTCGTGTGTCGTTTCGAACGTCCTTGTGTTGGCTGCTGCATCCCATGAGAGCGCTAGGAACGCGATGAGCGCAGTAGCCTTGATGATGTTTAGAATCATGTTCTTTAACCTCCCGATTGATGAAAGCGTCCACACAAAGACGCTCATGGTTACACCTCACAAGTGACTAGAAGTTGCGAAAGTAATGACCGTTTGAGCTTGTCGTATCCATGCAGATGTCACGGGCGTAGCGCTCCCAGTCGATGTAGTTCCATAGATGCTCAGGGATGTCTCCGCAATCCTCAGCTAGGCTTTGCGCGTAGTCCTCATCAGACTCCCAGTGTCCACAGTATGCGTCCTCGATGTTCTCTAGCTCGATGTCACAATCAAGACCTGCTGCGATGACCTCTGCGTCTAGCCCTGAGTCCAGCGCCTTAACGTAGTCCTCCATGTCAAAGCCGTAAGTGTTCACGAAGTGGCTCACTAGGTCGCCTTCCCAATCTGAGTACAACCAGTCACGCTCTAGGATGCGCTCTGCTGTTACTTCGTTTAGGTGTAGCTCTAGGAAGTCTTTAAGACCTTCACGCGCCACTTCCTCTGCATCTAGCCAGAACCAAGCGCCGTCTAGTCCGTAGAACGTGATGCACACTTGCTCTACTCCCTCAGATGGAGCTAGTTTGTTGAGCGCTTCGCATACCTCAGAGTAAGTCATTACTGTTTCCTTCTCACATGTGACTACATAGGATGATTGGATAAGACGAGCTAGGCGTACCTCGTTGCTGCCACCTGTTACTGGCATTACGCGCATACCTCTTAGTGTGACGTAAAGACCATCGCTTGCTGCTGTTAGCTCATAGCCTTCGCCTAGCTCTGCGTTTTGTTGTACCATGTACTCTACAAGCTCAGCTTTAAGTGCTTCATTAGCGGTTCTTAGTTCTTCGTTGTAAACCATGATGTTCTCCTTAGAGTAAGTTGATAATGTTTAATCTTGAGCTGGCACTGTGACCAGCCCAATGTTAAAGACTATCAGTCGGACTATCTGTCTCACGACGTGTCGTCCTTCGCTTGCGTACCACATTGTTAAAGAGCGGTGAGACTTTGTTTCATTGGTCGTGTCTCTCTCGACGGGATGAAGTGTCACCCAAAAGGGATTCGGTTGCAACTATAATTCGCATGTGACTATATATTTTTGTGATTTAGTTCACACAAAAGCCCTATTTCGCTCAATTTATGCACAAAAAAAGCGGCAGGGCTAAGAGTCTGAGACGATGAGAGCGTCACTCTAAGCCCGTCTATAGTGTCTATAGTGGTGATTGTTATTAATAGATAGTCAACGCTTAAAGGCAGCTATAAGAGAACGCAGAGCACATCACATCGTCTAGCATTGTATTGCGTCTTATAGCAGAGCATTGTGTCTGTCATTGTGTGAGGCGTAGAGTTGAGCATTGTGTCTGTCATTGTGTCTAGCGCTGAGTGTGTGAGGCGTAGAGAGAAGGCATTGAGAGAGGCATTGTGAGAGGCATTGCGTACAGCTTAAAGGTGAAACTTAAAGAGGCAGGGTATCGTACATGTAAAGGCTGAATGTTCAGCTTAAAGCCATTTGTACAGCTTTCTTTAAAAAATCAGGGCAAAAGGTGTACATTATGACATAAAGGGATATGGAATCCCCGTTGTGTGACACGAAATGAGGACTTTGCGTACCCCCATGGGGGGGAAATCTCAGAGCTTAATCTTTATATATGCCCTCTCAGATTTTCGCAGTGTTTTTCTCTGCCCTCTCCTAGCGCCTCAGTACAGCGTAGAGCGCTTAGAAGGCATTGTGCTAGGGCATTGTGAGGATAGACGCTATGACGGCTCAGAGAGGCTTAGCGTAGGTCTTTAGATTGAACCTAGAGTCTAAGTCTCTCAAGTGAACCTAGAGTTTGTGTCTATTTCAATTTCAATAACTTATCCATGTCTTGAAGCGTCTTTTTGATTGCGTCTTCACGCTCAGCTTCAAGCACTATCACGGTATCCCAAAAGTCTGTTCGACGAGCTTCCGCATAGAGACGCTTGTAGGTCGCGTAGCATTTCTCTAGCTCACGAAGCGTTCTCTTAGATATGTGATGACGCACCTCTTTAATCTCCTCCTCGAAGGACTGCTGAATCCTACACTCCTTCTCTGCGTCATATAGAGCGTCTTTAAATGGTATGACTGCCTCATTGTGTTCTTTGCGCCTATCTCTCCACAAAGAGAAGCGATGACCAAGAACACCACCAACACACATACTAAAGAAGCTACTGGTAGCCACGAGACTCCAAACGCTGCTCATTTCCATCTATCACTTCACCTTTAGCAACTCGTCCATTTCGTCCAGAGTTTTAGACACTGCTACAGCGCCCTCCTCTGTCATAACAGGAACGCCCCAGCCATTACTAGACGTAGCGATGTTGAGGTTGAGTTGATAGTCCTTAAAGAGGGACATTAAGCGGTCATAAAGCTTTGGGCTTACAAAGTGCTCAACTGCGACAATCATATCGAGAGTTAGAGGATTCTTTATAGAAGAACGTCGAGCCTCAGAAATGTGTGCCTTTAGAGGACGTATAGCGTCATTGTATTCTTTACGCTTATCTCGTCCTAAAGTTAGGTTATGCGTTATCAGACCACCAACTAACATACCTACAAAGCTGCTTGTGGCAACAATCTCTAAAATACCGTCCATCTAGTGTCTCCTTATAATAATGGCCTTAGAGTCTCATCTTTGTAAGTGATTGACAATAATAACAATCAACCGAACGCATATCGCTCAGTCGAACCTAGAGTCTAAGTCTTTAGATTGCTCCAAGTACAAAGAGCTGTCTTTAAGCAAAAAAAGGGAGACCCTACGATATACGCAGAGTCTCCCTAGAGTCAGCTAACAAGGAAACCATGAGTAGAACTCAGGGTAGTCCTAGAGATGGACACAATGTCACAGCACAGAGATGTCACAGAGTGTCTTATAGTTATCTTTAAGTTTCCCCCTTATGTTCTTATAGGCAGTCGTAATTACAGACTTTTAACATAAAAAAGAGAAAAGAAAGGGATTTCAGTGACTTAGCGCATTTACATCTAAGTAACACTTACATCCCTTTTGGTTGTGACATTCCCTAGTTAAACCAGCTTCCAGTCTCACCGAAAGCCAGTCCAGAGACGCCCCATTCAGGCTCATCACGTTCACCAGAAGCCCACGCAATGAAGTCAGCAAGCTCCTTCTCAAGAGCCTCTGCCCTCACCTCTTGCTCGATGCGCTTAGCGTCTGCGTCCATCACAGAAGCCCAGTAAGCTACTGCCATAGCCAGAGCATCAAGACGGTCATCGTGCTTCAATGCGCCACGCTCTGCGGTGATACGTCCCATTTGATAGAACAACGAATAGAACACACGACCTTGAGTTGCCTCTAAGTCACGCTCAATCACCTTGGCGTCTACCACTAGGCGATGTTGCATTAGGACAGGCTCAAGTGTGTCGATGATACGCTGCTCCTTCTGAGCTGTTTGACGTACCTCCTCAACGCTTACCGGATAGATGCGATTGAGCCAAGGCTTCAAGAGCTGAGTGAACATACCGTCACCGAAGTTACTCTCAACGAGAACCTTGTGGACTTGGTGCTTCTTAGCAGTCTCTGCAAGTGTCTTGAGGTTCTTCTCAGAGTAACCTTCAAGCAAGCCCTCAGACTCTGTTAGGAACACATAGCCGTTCAAGAAGTACGTCACGTTGTACGCCAGTTCGTCCTTACCACGACCAGACGGGTCAATCGTTAAGAGACGCCCTGTGAAAGGCATGAAGTTCTCAGAAGTCCATAGAGGACGGTAGTAATAGTCGCCTGCTAGACCTAGAGCCTCAAGCTCCTTACAACGCTTATCAGGGTCGTTACACCACTCGAATGAGCTAGGCGCTTTCTCCCTGCCTACGTTGGTTACGATGAGGTCGTGGAGCTTCAATGGGTACTTCTCAGCGTCACTCAACGCAGTGTCGAGCATGAACTGTAACGAGAAGCCTGCCTTGCCGTAAGAGACACGACGTTCCATCAAGTCTGCATCAGAGAAGCGCTTAGGGTCAGTCGTATGACCGACTAGCTCAGGGTTCTCCTGTACGCGCTTCGTAATGAGAGGCGCTAAGCGAGACCGTCCGTTAAACACGTAGGCTGCCTCCTGCTCTGCATTAGGGTACAACGCAGGCCAAATGCGAACCTCGTAGCCACGCTCAGCTAGCGTGTTGTAGATAGACATCTCTGTTTGAGGTGTGCCTAGGTAGATGATGCGTGATGTGTCTAATGGTTTGATGATTGCGTCGAACTCTTTAACTAGCTCAGACAGCTTGTCACGAGCGTCTTGAGTCGCAGAGTTGTTCAGTACCTCGATGTCGTCAGCGATGATGATGTCTGCGCGAGAACCTGTTAGCTGGCCTGTGATACCTACTGACTTAACAGATGGTGAGTGGTCGTTCTTAGCAGGTGCAACGTCAAACACGTCCATACGGTCACGAGCAAGCCCTGTAGGCTTCAAGTGCTGTAGGATTGGCATATCGCCAAGTAGACGCTTGGTGAACTGAGAGAATGAGTCTGCGCGTTCCTTGGACGCAGAGACCACCATGATGCGGAGCTGAGGGTTACGTAAGAGTAGCCAACAGACAAACGCAGAGGTAATCCACGACTTACCACCACCACGATAAGCTTCGATGATGATACGCTTACCGCCATGCTGTAGGTGGTACGCAATGTCGTACTGGATGTCGGTCGGAGGTGGAAGGTTTAGGAACTGCCAGACGGCGAATAGGAATAGACGAAAGTCTTCTTTGAGTTGTTGCACATAGTCAGTGCTCATTACGTTTATGGACATAGGTCTCCTTCTTGGTTGTTAGACATAGCGAAGCCCTCTCTAGTGAAAGAGCTTTGATATGGCTGAAAGAAAGCCCTCAGAGCGTTTCTGAGAGCTTTTAGAAGGGATTAGTGCGTTACTACTTCTGGTAGTGTTGAGAGATCTGGTAGCGTGTCTGCGAGCGCTTGAGCAGGGTGTTCAGGAGCGAACGAGAGTAGATGTTTGTTGTCGTTCAGATAAGCTCGTGCTTCACGTAGCTCAGCCGGAGATGCGACGCCAGACTTGATGCGTTCAAAGAGGTCATTCGCAAGCAGGACGTCGAGTTCAGCTACGATGTCTTTCTTTTCGCGTGTTACTTTTGCCATTTACTTACCTTTGTTGTTATTACGTCCACGGTTCTTCTTGCGGGACATGATGCGGAGGTTGGAGGGAGCGTTGTTGCGAGGGTTGCCGTCTTTATGGTCTACGTCCTTGCCCTTGAGAGCTGCTTTTCCATGCTTCTTAATCATCAGACGACGCGCACGGTTGTTAGCCGCACGCTTCTTCTTGTTCTCAGGACGGGCGTTGTATTCCTTTTGACGGGCTGCACGCTTAGCTTTGTCTTCTGCCATTACTGCGTACACTCCACGAAGACTTGACACACGACGTTGGTCAATGCGTCAGACAGGTTGTCTACTGGAAGTGGTGTGTCTGTAAGCAGAGCAATAAGAGCGATTGCACCTGCCACGACGGCACTAATTAGAGTCTTTTTCATATGGGTTCTCCTCTAGTAGTAGAAACAGGTTGTTGGTTGCTTGGACGCGCTCAGCTTCACCTTCTGCATACTTAGCCTCGCCAGCTTCAAGCAGAGCTTGGCCTGCTGTAATAGCGATGTAGCCTTCTGCCATCTTTGCCTCGGCTTTGTGTACTTCGTTGAGAGCTAGGTGCGCGTTGATTTGAGCCTCTAAGGACTCGCACCCTGCCAGTGCTAAGGCTGACAGGATGATTGCTGTGAGTTTGATGTTCATGAGGGATGTCCTAGTTGTAGAACCAGACGCTGTAGCGGTCTTGTTTACGTAGGTCGATGTGTAGGAATGTTTTGGCGATACCGAATCCTTTGAAGCCAAGACTCTTAGCCAGAGCGATGAGTTCGATAAGCTCACCACCTGTGTACTTGATGTCGACCGCAATGCCTTGCACATGGCGACCTACAGTGTCTTTGTGGCGTTCTTCTGGATGGTTACGACAGCGATACGCAGAGCTAAGAACGATAGGCTTGCCCCATAGTTCCCGTAGTAAGTCAAGACGGTTCACGAGGTCTTGAGTGACCCCGTGTTTACCGCAACACTTACACGCAAGCTCATGCGCCTTGAAGTATTTACCTTCAATAGGCACAGTGTTACTCCTTATGTTGTGTTGTATTGGTTGAGTTACTTACCGCGTAGCCATTTGCTAATGATGTAGCTGATATGGACTAGCAGATAGATGATGGTTAGGATTGAGACGATGTCAGGCAGTGGATACCCGAACACGGTTAAACCAGTCACGGCGACTGGCGGTGTGGCATGTTTGACAAGCTCTAAGGTTTGCTCCTCGATAGACATAATCACCTCCGCATTAAGCACTGCGTCGCCACATAGCCACGTTGTAACGCTTACCGCGCACATCAAGAGTTGCGCCGGAAGTACCTGCCGAGTTGACGGTTACAGTACCGCTAGGTGTACCTGCTGATACAGCCGTGGTGAGCTTCTTGTTGGCTTTGTTGTCTGTACCACCGTAACGAGAGTCCCCGTAACCAGACGATGCAGATGAGAAAGGTACTTCATGCTCGTGCGCAGGAAGGGCGTTACCTTTGAATGACGCGCTGTGTGTATGCGCAGGGACAGGAACTGTAGGTGTGTTAGTACCAGTAGGTGTTGTACTAGGTGTGCCTGTCGTTGAGTACAGCGTGGTGTCTGTATCCATGCGAGTCCAAGTACCAGGATAACCGTATGTGCTTGGGTTGGCGTTATTGAACGTGATAAGGACATGCCCTACAGGGAATAGCATACTTAGGATTGCGCTTAGCGTCTTACCCTCAAGCTTGCTCGAATCGGCAGCCTTAGCGGTCTTACCTAAGTAATAACTATCGCCTTGAGCCTTTGTAATCTTCGACGCTGCAAGGTCATAAGCCGCCTTAACGGCCTTTGGAGTCGCCGCTAGAGCCTCGCTTGTTGAGCTAGTGCTGCTAGACAACTGCACCGCGCCTGCCGCTGCCGTCGTTGCTGCTTTATACGTCCACTTAGAGTTAGCTACGCCTAACGCCTCTACGCCTTTATCGTAGGATTGCTTAACTGCACTCGCCGCAGCGAACTTAACGGTACTCGCATCATTCACTGCCGTGGTAAACGCATAGTTAGGGACATTAGATAGACCTACATCGTCCTTAGTTAATGTCACAGCGCCTTTGTGACCGTTTACAGACGTAACACTCTCGGTGTTATCAATCTTGTAGTAGTCCTCAAGCGTCTCTGAGTACACCAACGTGTCACCTACGCCGTACTCAATGCCACTTACAGTGCCGCCCTTGATGACCTTCCAGAAGCACGAACGCACTTGTCCATTCAAGTCTGTGTAAGGCTCAGGGTAGACGCCTGTTGATAGGTCAGCGTTACCTAGCTCAACTAGAGCACCTGTTAGTGTCGCAGCCGCAATCTCAGCACGGTCAGCCGCCTCACGAGCAGCCTCAGCGTTAGCTTGAGTCTGTGCGATAGCTGCGTCAGATGCTTGAGCGTTGTCTTGAGCTGTACCTGCATGTTCTGCCGCCTTGACTTCAGACGCCTTAGCGTTTGTCTCAGCGAGAACACAACGGTCACGATAACCTGCCGCAGAGGTTGCTAACTCCTCAGTCTTATCCGTATTAGATTGGACAGTGTCTAAGTAAGTAGACGCCTCTTGAGCGCTTGCAGCCGCATTAGCAGCTTGTTGAGTTGCGCCTTGATGCTCAGCCGCAGCGCCCTCTTTGTGAGCCAACGCTTCGTCTGCTTCACGAGTCGCACGTTCAACTTGAAGGTTGCCCTCACGGTTAACACGGTTGTACTGCATCAAACCTTCATTGGAGACGCGAGCTGTTTGCGTGCTACCTTCTTTGAGGATTAGCGCCTTTTGCTCATCGCTTAGGCTTTGAATCATACCTAGCTGTTGCTGACCCTCAGCCTCTACCTCAGCGTGGATGTCACGACATAGCTCTGAGTAGTTCTTAGACGTCTCAGAGTAGGTCTTCGATGCGCCTGCATATGAGTGAGAGTTAGCCGCAGATGAAGCCGCCTCGGCTGCTGAGCGAGCTGAGCGGTTAGCTTCTTGCGTTGCGTGAGCCTTCACCGCAGCGTTGTCTTTAATGGCCTCATTGAACCACTTATCGACGTAGCGTTTGTTCGCAGCGTCCTTCTCATAGTAAGGGTCGCCTACGTTGGTTAGACGCTTACCGGATAGAGACATAGAGCCGTCGTCTTCTGGCTTCAAAGAGTCAAGTGAGTTGTCGTATGCTTCCTGCATCGCAAAGAACACTTGGTTAGCCGAAGCATCAAGGTCAGCCTCGGTTAGCTCTGCTGCGTTCACGAAGTCAACTGCGCGTTCCTCTAGTGGAGTCTCACGACGAATGGTGATACGAGCGTCTGCTTTAAGTGGCTCGTTGAGCTGAACTACGTGTGTCGACGGATAGAAGTAGTCGGTTAGATACTCTAGTTCTACTGCGTCGCGTAACACACGGACAGTCTCAAGGTCGTTGTACTGGAAGGTCACAGCGAATTGGTGTTCGCCTACTTTCGCGTCATAGTGAACACGAGACAGATACTGAGTCTTCTCAGCAACGTTTGGTGTTGGTTTGTTATTGATAGTCAAGTTTGTTCTCCAGATACGAAAAAGACGACCCGAAGGTCGCCTTTGTGTTTGGTTTAAGTTGTAGAGTTAGTCTTGGATTAGGTTCTTCACCCACCGCGTGTAAACGGCATCAGGTGCGAACTTAGAGATGGTCTCGACGCTTGGCTCATCGAAGGCCGCAGGAATGTCCTTAGTCAGCATCGAACCTACTGGCGTAGACTCAAAGAGACCTCGGTTAGTTAGGCCAGACGAACGCTGAACGACGCCTAGTGCTTCATCCATTTCGCTTTTCTCGATGAGACCAAAGTAGTCAGCCGTACCGCCTACCACGTCGACCACATCACGAGTCCAGCCTAGTGCAGGGTGATAACGCCACCATGTCGCCCAGTCTTCTTCTGGATTGAACTCAGGGTCTTCATCAGTACCGACGGATAGCAACTCTTTACGAGTCTCAATGCCTAGCACTGTGAACACACCCATCGTCAACCATGCACCGCCCATCGTTGCGTAGCCGCCTAAGCCTTGCTTTTGAGCCTGCATTAGGTCAGCACCGAACTGCTTACCGATGGACGTCAAGCCGAAGTTACGGAACTGCATGAACACTTGAGCCAGTGGATGCCCTGTAGCGAAGAAGCCCTCGCCTAGGTAGGCTTTCTGAATCATGCGGTTGCCTGCTGTCTGTAGAGCCTCCTTGTAACGAAGACGCAGAGCGCTAGGCCATTTGTCGAAGTTGACTGAGTAGACCTCACCAAATAGGTCGTGCTTCACCTCAGTGGATGAACGCAGCGCCTTCTTGAGTTCAAGGAGTGTCTTGTCGTCAATCCCTAGATACTCAAGGTCAATCAGGTTGCCTAGCTTCTTGCCTTCAAGGACATGGCCTACAAGGCGGTTATGGAAGACGTCGATAGCACTTGCACGTAGGTTACGGTCAATCTGCTCCATACCGTTCAAGCGTCCCCACAAGTCAGCGTAGTCACGCATCTTCGCAGAGAACGCACCAGCCCATTGCTCCTCAGCCATGTCCATGTGACGGCTAAAGTAACGTGATGGTTGGTAGTGATGAGGCATAATGGCTTGGAGATCGTCCCCCATTTGAACAAGCTCACTCTTAGTCAGCTTATGGAGGCCGCTGATAGCATTACGCACGAACGGCAAGTTGCGCACTGTGTCCACGCCCATCATGGAAGCGACACGTCCTTGCTCGAATAGACCCATGATTGGCGCAGCGCCCATCTTGGTGATGAACTGATAGGACATAAGACCACGTAGTGTATTCGTCCAGACCGTGTCTTTGTGGATTGGTACACCTTTGAGCAACGCTACGTACTTCATTGCACGCTCGTAGTCATCCGTAGCGCCAGACCGTGAGCCTGAGCCACGACGGATAGATTGAAGCATTTCCGCTAAGTCTTTCGGTGTGTAGATGCCTTGAGACGCTAAGCCCATCCATGAGGATGTGTCTCGTGCATACTTGGTTGCTACACGAGCTGCATCACGTTCAAACAATGAGCGTAGGTCAAAGTCACCTTCCTGTACGTCAAGGCGTAGCTTCATACGCGTCTTCAAGAAGTCCGGCTTGTTGTTCTTCGCAGCCTTATCACCTGCAAGACGACCAATAGCGTCTTGGTCAAGCTCAGCGCTTAGTTCTTCTGGGGATAGGTCATTCAAGAAATGTCCATCCTTAGCCAGAGCATCAAGAGCTGCGTCCTCGTCTGCATCAAAGCCTGCCACACGTTTAAGCTTCTTCCAGTAGCCACGAGCAGCCGCATTAAGCAGAGTCTCAGCGCCTTCCTCACCGTGAGCTTTCACTAGGTCGCTCCATTGAGCCTTCTTCATGCCCTTGTACAAAGCCTTCATAATGACTTCGTCTTGGCCTTCATGAGCTGCCTTATGTACCGCATCAAAGTCGACCATGCGACGCATGTAGCCGTCATTTGAGGCAAGCTCAATGTTAGGGTTATAAGCACGAAGACGTTCAGCCGCATCAGCGTAGAACTTACGGAACGCATCACGTACACGAGTTGCTGCCTCAGAGCTTGGCATCTCGTAACCTTCGACAAGGTCAGAGATATGCTTCAAGACATCAGCCTCTTTGACAGACGGGTCTTTCTTCCTCAAATCCATCTTCAACTCAGAGAGGTCTTTAGGAGAGATGCTACGGTCTAGCAACTTCACCATGTCTTCTGCGTTGAACTCAGCCACAGAGGCGGCAGAGCGTCCACCATTTGAGCTGTCTTGAAGTAGGCGACTCATGAGACTGCGGTAAGCTTCATTGTCTGAACGCATAGCACGACCGTAGTCAGACGCTAGGTTCAACGTTGAGCTTGCTAACTTGCTAGGCTTACGGAAACGACGTTTACGTGCGTCTGTGACTCCCTCATTGACCTGCTTCAAGATAGCTGAGCGCTCCTTCGCTAAGGTACTGCGAGAACGTTCTGCACGTTGCCACATTGCTTGAGCTTGAGAGACCTTGGCTTGAAGCTTGGCTTGGTAGTCTTCATAGAGAGCTTTGCGAGCCTCCTCGCCTTCCAAACGTTCCAATGCGGAGCGCTTAGATAGAAGCTCAAAGGTCTCATCCATGCTCTTAGAGATAAGGTTGCGACGTTCAGCGTCTAGCGCTTTGAAGGACGTGTTGTCAGGCATACCCATGGAGCGCATTTCCATTACCTGCTCAGCTTCAAGCGCTTCCTTATGCTTCGTTAGCTTCTCCTTCAAGACGTCTAGGGCGATTGGTTGTCGTTTACCTTCAATCAATACATCCATCCCTGCCTCATCACCTTGACGAGACATACGAGCGACATCACGTTCCAATTGACGCAGCTCAGAGCGAGACAGACGGTTATCACGTAGTTGACGTAACTCCTTCATCGAAAGGTTACGCTCAGGGACTGGTACATACTTAGGCGCAGCGTCTACATCCAATGAGCGTTGCACGATGTCCATCCCTGCGACGTCTTGAGCAACCTTAGCTGCCTCAGACGCCTTTGCGTTAATCGCTAGTTTGGCTTCAATGCCTGCTACACGTTTATGCTGAGCGTCTAGCGCCTTGCCACGCTTAGAAGCTTTATAGGCCGTGAAGCCCTCACCTAGCGTAGCGAACGCGCCTGCTGCCAATGTGTCGAACGCAGCGTCGGACACTGAGTAAGACGAATCGACGGATTCACGCATCGCTGCGATTGAACCTGCCAGAGCCGTGTTTGCAGCAACGCCCTTAGCCACCATTGCAGCTTTCATGCGGTTGGCCTGCTTAGCGAACTTCACCATCTCGGCTGCACTTCGCATCTTGCCTACCGTGCCAGCTACAGGAACAAACGTTTCTGGCGATAAGATTGCGCCTAGTACAGACGCAGCGCCACCTGAGAGACCTTCACGAGACAGGCGTTCACGAGCCTCCTGCGTTGCCTTTTGACGGTCTAGCTTGTACTCAAAGTCTTCGTCTGAGTAAGCTGTTGCAACCTTGACGATTGCGTCCTTGTCGATGTCCCGTAACTCGTTATAGCGAGGGTTCTTAGTGACGTCATAGTTAGGGTCATAGATAGTCGCACGAGGTTGTGCGTTTTGAATGTCGAAAGGTTTAACCCACGACTCAGCCTGCATACCATCTTTAAGCTGAGCTAAGAAGCTGCGGTCTTCCACAGCCTCTTTAGGTTCAACGATAGGTGCGGCTGTGTTACCTGTGTAACGTGCCATTAGTTCTCCATTTGTGTACGAGCGAGTTTGACCCACGGGTTAGCTTCAAAGCGTTCACGCTCGGCTGCTTTCTTGGCTTGCGCCTTAGCTAACTCTGCGTCGATTTGCTGCTGTTCCGTTTGCCATTCACTGCTCTTGTGTTCATCTAGGTACTTAATCATGTCGACTTCACGAGGAGCGATTGAGTCAGGCGTAGAGATGAGCCAGATGCCTTTGTCATGAGGGTGAACCTCGATGTCGAGATCTTCTGGGTCGACGCCTAGGTTCTCAGCGTACTTCTCTAGGACATCATCAATAGCCACCGCAGGGTCAGCGCTATAGTGCTTCTGAGCGTACTCAGCGACATAGCCACCGTTAAAGACGTTATGGTCATCCAGTTCTAGGAAGTCCTGTCCACTCGTCTGAGCTAAGAGGCGAGCTGCTTGGTCTGCTGAGGTTGACCCCATCATGATGTCTTTCACCAATTGAGGATTACCATCAAAGAACGCTTGAACCTCGCTTTTGCTTAGGTCTGTGTTGTCTTTGAAGGCTTTGAACACTTCGTCCATCTCCTTCTTAGAGGGAGTCGAAATGCCTGCCGCTTTACGCGCATCAAGACGCTGCTTGAACAAGGCGTACTCCTTGGTCAGATTAGGGTCGCCAATGCGGTCATTCGTAAAGGTGCGGTAAAGGCGGTACTCGTTGTAACGATGAGTATCCATGCGGTCTTTCGCAGTGGTCTCACCTACCGAGGCTGCAAGCTCAGCGACGTGTTGAGCGCCTTGGATGTAACGAGGGTTAGGTTGTCCATTTGAATCAAGAGGCTCAAAGTCCAGCCCACCGAAGAACATAGCGTCTGTACGAGGTGTCTTGACGTCACGGTTAACGCCTACACCTTGCATGAAGTATTGCGTCTTGAACTTAGGGTCTACCGCAAAAGTACCGTCAGGCTGCTGAACGAACTGCTTAGTGGCTAAGTCTTCATCCAATGCCTTTACATCCTCAGCCTTGAAGTCTGGGACGTCTTGAGACACTTTGCCGTACAGATAGCTTTGCGTTAGGTTGGACTGGCGAGCTAACTTATCGCCCTGCTCACCGACTCGTTTAAGTAGTGAGCGTTCTTGCTCAATTGAGTAGAAGCCTTTAGGTGCATTCTTAATGTGCATCTCAACGCGAGTCACATCGCCAGACTCAACGGCTGCCTCACCGTCTAGGACGTACATGCGAGCATTGCGTACTTGCTCCTCTTGCATGTTCTTGCGAAGTGTCGCTTCAATCTTAGGCTTGTACACATCGAACTCTGCACGAGCCTCGCCTAAGTCAGCTTTGTCCATCGCATTGAACCACATAAGTAGCTCAGGGTAAGTCTGAGTGTCTGCCGATTGGTTCAGAGCTTTGAGGTTTTCCATGAGAACCTTAGCGCTGTCTCCACGGTTCATTCCGAAGTCAGACGCACCGGATAAGAACTCGTTGATAGTCGTTACGCCTTCCTCTAGGCCGCCCATTTGGAACGCAGACTCAACGGCAGGAATACCTTGATTGTTGTATTCAGATTGACGTGTCTTTAAGACCTGCTCACCGTGCTCAGCTTCCCACTTAGAGCCATACTTGTTGAGGACGTTGTACTCGAACTCAGCACGTTCATTAGGACGCTGCGAAGATGAGTTGATGATGTCTTGGTAGTCTTCTTGTTGACGTAGGAACGATAGGCGCTCTTGAGGTTTCATGCTTGCCATCTCTAAAGCGTACTTACCGACCACGCCATCAAGACGAGTCTCAAGCTGCTTGTCGTGAAGCTTGCGTTGAGCTTGGTACTGCTTCTCTTGAGCAATGGCCTGTTCAGTCACTTCCTCAGCGTCTGCTTTGCGTTGACGTTGGCCTTCCATCATTAAGCTTTGGTTTAGGTTATCAAACGCTTCGAATTGCTTGTTGCGGCGACGCATTTGTTGAAGCGTTGCGGTATTACCACGAGCTGTCGATTGGTATTGGTTTACAGGGACAGACGGGATAAGTACGTCACCGAAGTTAGGATTGATTTGAATACGTTCACGCACGCTTAGTTACCTCCGATACGTAAAGCGTTGTTCATTGCGTTGACCGCCTTGTCAGCTTCCTTCTCTGCGGCAGCACCCATGAGGTAGGTGTTCGCTGCGTTAAGAGCTGGCGTTAGGATGTCGACGGATGTGTCTTGTGCTTGCTGTTGGATTGCACTTTGAGTTGACCATTGAGCACCGTCCTTCGAACTCTGAGTTTGAGCACGAGTCTTCGCTAGGTTGTCCTCTAGTGTGGCGAGTTGCTGTCCTAGAGCTGTCTCAAAGCTACCAACGATTGAGTTAAGAGAGTTACCACCACCGCCAGAGTCTGCACCTGCTGTCTTAGCGGCACTCTGTTGTTGAGCCATTTGAATCTTAGTGGTGGTCTTTTTGACTGCGTAGGAGTCTTCCATAGCGGCAAGCTGTTGGTTCATCCCACGGTTCTTGTACATAAGGTTCACGACATTAGCATCACGCATCGCCTCGTTGTACTTCTCAGCGTCCTTTGACGCCATGATGTTCGAGATAACGCCAGATGCGAACGTGAGACCTGCGGCGATTAATACTGCCATTCAGTTTCTCCGTTTATACATTAGGACGAACGGCACACCATTGAACGAGCACTCCTCGCCTCGCTTAAAGCCAAGGCGTTCAAGCCAACGCAGAGAGATAACGTTCGATAGCGCGACGTAGTTATAGAGTTGACCGTATTGGTCTAGGTATTGGTTAGAGAGCAGCTTTGCGTAGGCGGTAAGCTCACGACCGAACGACTTCACATTGTCCACCGTAAGCACCCACGCTAAGCCGCCGTATTGAGTCTGAGTGACGCCACCGATAGCCACAGGCCGACCGTCAACCTCAAGGGTATGAGCCTCAGACGAACTAGCGATAGAACGCTCAAGCCCAACCAAAGGAGAGACGCCTAGAGCCGCTTTAAGCTCTAGGGCGTCTTGCGGTTTCATGTGCTTGGAGAGGTACGCCACGTCAGACTCAGTGATATGGCGTAGTCCCATTAGAACCTCCGCGCACGGTTGTGGTAGAAGCCTTCCCAGTATGCAGACTGGAAACAAGAGTCATAGATACTGTCGTTGAAGATAGAGACAGCGATTGACTTTGATTCGCCTAGCAGTGGGAAGCTACGTTCGCCGGATGTGATAGGTACTTGACCGATGATGTTAGTTAAGTGACCTAGTACACGGCCTTGGAAGTGAACCACGCGAAGCTCACGACCCTCAGTCTCAACCTCGACGTAGAACGATGTGGTCTCATGGAAGTTCAGATGCAGACGACGTAGTTGAAGACGTCCACCTGTATCACCTGCTGAGCGTTCATCACGACGCAGGAAGAACTGGCTAAAGGTGTGACGCATTACGTATGGATAACCACGATACCAGACGTGACCGCCGGAGAACTTCACGCGCTTAGCAACCTCACCTTCGCGTAGGTCTTGAGGTTCTTCTTCACACTCCTGCAAGCTATCTAGGAACACAGGGTGTCCATGCTTCACTTTCACAGGGTCTTGCACTAGGTCGATACGCTCAACGGTCATGCGCTTATCTGTGTCACTGGTAGCACGTACCATCACAAGGTAAAGCTCACTTGAAGTAAGCACGCCATCCACCACGACTGCGCCATTGAATGTCCATTGAGACCATGCAGATTGCACACGCTCATTACCATTCATAAGGAAGTCATAGATGAACATACGGCCTGTTAATGTCTCACCTTGACCACGCATGATAAGGAACTCAGTGTTCGACGTAGCGTTAGCTAGTAGACGATGCACAGAGCCTTCAATATAGGTCGGACAGTGAGAAGTCACTTCGTTTGCTTTACGTACACCTGTTGTGTCTGCCACGTACATCTCAGAGACGGACGTGTATTCAGACGTCTTGGTTGCGAAGGAGATACGGTCGCCAATCAACACAGGGTCGCAGCGATTGTCCGTCGCGTAGCTTGCGATGCGAGTAAACTCAAAGGTAGTCGGTGACATCATGCCTTGAGAGGAAATGAGGTACTGACCACGCTCAGTGAAGACTACAAGACCATCGCTTGAAGGAATCGCAGCGTGAATCGTCTCGGCTTGGCCTGTTAGGTCGGTATAACCATCAATCGGGTCATCATCCAAGACCGTGAGAGCGGTTGAGCGGAAGAAGTTGAACTTATCGCCCACCACAGAGCCACACGCATAGTCACCGCCCAAGAACCACAAGCGACCACGGAAGAAGGCCATAGCGGAGATATAGCGCTCCTGCGTCATTGCCCCACTCTCGTCCTGCGTTGAGACGAACGAAGGGATAGGTGCAGAGAGTTCATCACCTACAGTTCGCTTAGACCACTCACCCTGCTCTAGCTTGAAGTAGATGCCGTAAGGGTTCTTAGTGCTTACTCGACTCGTATCTTGGTAACGGCGAAGCATGTGAGGCATAGACGCATGGTTAAACTCATTGGCTAGACCATAGGCTGTGCTTTCAGTCCACATAGAGGTCTTATCGACCCACTTAACGTAGTAACCGTCGTTCTCAGAGTCAGCTTTACCTGCCACATGAATCACATGGTCTTCTACGCCGTCAGGTGGTAAGTCTGTTTGGTCTTCTACAGTGCCTTTAGCCATTTTAAGAGCCTCACCATAAAGGCCGTCAGAGACCTCTAAGTCAAACTCTTGGTTATCGGCGGCACGGATATGAATCGTGTTACCAATACGAGTAGCCACACAGCCATGCGTACTGGTTGCCTCATTGATTTGCGCGATGAGGTCATCCGTCATCTTGCTTGAGTTAAGACCTGCACGAGCTTGGTCAGAGGTTGCTTCTGGAGTCGTAATGCTACACTTCGTGCCATTTATTGTGATGTCGTAGTTAACTGAGTAGTCAGCTTGACGAATCCACACAAAGCCCTGCGGAGAGGAAGGCGTTAGCGGTGCAGTCTGGATACTTGCCATCATTTGAGTTAGACCCGTTAGAGTCTCCACCTCTGTCCACTTTAGTGTCTTAGTGACCCATTTACGGTCGCCAGACTCCCAGTAGCTTTGCTTGTAGGAATACTCGACGGTTGCTTGCGAGTTGTCAGTCAGACTCACGTCGTCGTTCACGTCTACCTCAAAGTAAACATGAGAGCCGTTAAGCCAAGCGTTGATGTCATTCTTCTTTAGCATCTCTAGGATGATGCGTGGAGAGTTGTCATTAACCGGCATATTGTAAGGCAGCGTCTTGCCAGACACATAGATGACGCCTGAGTACGTAGCGCTTAACACGCTGAATGAGTTGTAAGTGTTACGCCCAGATGCGTAAGGGTTTGAGGCTACAGGCTTGCTCAAGTCAATGCCACTAAACGCGATACGCATGTGCTTAGTCTTAGCCTCTGTCTCAGGCACACCTTCACGCTTGGTGTAATCCATGGTGACAGGCATGGTCGTATTGAGGATGAACGTGTCGTCTCCCAGTGTCATCGCCTTGTATGCTTGACGAGCTGGCACAGAGCCTGCACGTAGGTAGTTGACGTTCTGACCGCCCTCGACGTCATACTGAACGCCTGTCATTAAGTCCCATGCGCGAATCTCACCATCAAGGATACCAATGAGGTAACGCTCAGTTTCGTCACGGTCAATGATGTGAGTCTTCATTCGAGCGTAGTCTAGGAACGAGCCTACGATGTCAGCGACATGCTTAGTATTAGGACGCTTTGAAACGCCTGTGACAGGACTGTTCTTGCAGTTGATTTGCTCCTCAGCTTGGTTAGGGAAGCGCATCAGTGGAGCTTGCTGAGATACGCCGCCAATCATGTCAGGAATGGACTGAGAGACTAGCATTTACTTTATTGCCTCCGGTATAGATACGCGTCTTGCATTAGCTCAGCGTTCTCGAAATGGTTGTAGTTACCTGCTTCCATCTCCTCCTCGTTCAGCTCGATGTAAGCTTGATGCACTTCTTCACGTAACTCAGCGTTAGCTTGAGCACTACCTACCGTCTCGGTTTGGAAGCGTTGAGACGCCTTTAAGACGATGAAGTTACGAGCTGTCTCAGGGAGTGAGTCCCAGTCAAGCGCTAGGATGAGCGTGATGTAGATTGGAGTGTGGAAGTAGAACGTATTGTTTAACTTGTCGTAGAGCTTGTAGTTACGGTATGTGTAACGTCCAGATTGCGTCTGGATAGACAAGGTGTTGCGCGGTAGGACAATCTCGCCTTGAGCGTTCGGGACGAACTGCATCGTCTCGGTGTTGAACCACCAACCACGCTTTTGAACACGACGGGACACACGGTCTAGTGTGAGCTGAGCCAAACGTGACTCAGAGAGACCCGTACCGATTGAGTTAACGGGAGCTTCACCGATAGCTGCCAGTAGCTCGTTGACGGCCTCTAAGTAACTCGTTGGGTAAAGAGCTGTAAGGTTATTTGCGCTCATTTTGAACAACTCCTGAAAAAAAAAGGGAAAGCCCGAAGACCTTCCCTTGACGTTGATTACTTAGCTTTACGAGTTGATGCTGCTAGTGCTGCTGCGCCTAGGTCGACTACTTCAACCTTGTTAGTGCCTGCCGCTAGTTCAGCTTCTGAACCTTTCTTGAGGATAGCGATAGCGCAAGCAGGACGTAGGATGTTGTGACCCACGCATAGCTTAGACAGGATTGTTGTACCTAGACGTAGTGGTTCTGGTACGTCCTTAGTTTGAACGTCCATTAGCTTAACGGTCGCCACACAGTCAGGCGTGAAGATTAGACCTACAAGACCACGCGCTTCCACGTCGTACTTAGTCTCATGGCCTGAACCTACGTTAGCATCAGCAAGTGGTTTAGGGTCAGCTTGTTGACCTTTCTCCTCTTGTGGTAGGTGGTTAGACTCAAGAATTGAGATACCTGCCACGCGAGCGATTGAGCCTTCTGCCATTGAGCCAGTGCCGCCTACGTCTTTGTTCATCCATGTCACTTTGTTAGTGTCTTGGATGTTCACAAGTAGTTCGTACACTTCTGGCGGTAGAACACACACAGGCACTTGCTTGATGTTTGCTTTCTTCAAGATTGTGCGAGCTTTGAAGATTGCAGACACGATGTGCTCACCTGTGTAAGCAGAAGGAACAACAACGTTAGCTGTGAAGTCTTCATCGTCTAGCACTGAGCCTAGTAGAGAGCCGTCAGTGATAGCTTGAGTCGCTTCTGTCTTGCTCGTGATGTAAGCCGCTTTAGTAACCATGCGGAAGATGTTGCGGTCTACCAGTTCAGCCAACGCTGAGCCACCTTCTTGAGAGTATTGAGAGCGGAACTCGTAGTGAGTCATCGCTTCGTCAATGTCTGCGATAAACACAGGAGACACAGCAACGTCGTCGATTGTCACGATGCGAGCTGCATGTTTAATCTTGTTGCCGTTAATCAATTGACCAGGTGTGTGGTATTGCGCAGTGTTCTTACCAATCATCGGGAACTCTGCTGACTTACCGTTGCGGATTGTGCGAACGCGAGTTAGACCTAGAGCGATGTTGTCTGCTTTGAAAGTTGTTAGAACCTCGCCTGCGAATAGCTTTAGGAACAACTCACGAGAGTTACCTGCTGCGTTAACTTGACCAGTGCGAGATACAGTTGCTTGTAGTGGGAATGACATAAAGTATTAGTTCCTTATATAAGTGAGATTAATTCGTATGTGAGAGTATTTGGACGCACTACGGGCTATGTGTCTGTCGCAGTGCGTCGTTAAGTGGAGTTAGGGATTAGGCGTGAACCCAACCGTCAGAAGTGCTTTGCGTTGTCATGCGAGTCATCTTTAACATGACCTTTTGACGGAACGCCTCGCCTGCCGGAGAGTCCTCTTTGTACAATGGGTTTTGGAGATCTGCGTAGAAGTCTTCGTCTGACTCGTAGCTGTACGCTTCGCTGTCGGAAGCTTTGCCACCAAGACGAACGCCTTCATGGCCTACCTGTGACTTATAGATAGCTTCAAGCGCACGCACAGCGAACTGCATTTGTGCGACGTTGCCTGAGTCCATCACAGAGTTGAACATATCGACCTCAGCTTGAGGAAGACCTGTCTCAGCCCATTTAGTCATCGCCATGTACTGCTCTTTGCCACCGACCATGCCGAAGATAGTCGCCTCAGTCTGCGCATACTCAAGCTCAGCAATACGAGCTTTAAGCGCTGCTTTCTCATCGTCTTCATCTTCGTTGTCTGTAGCTTCTGGCTGCTCAGCTTCTGGCTGTTCTGGTTGCTGTTCCTCTTGCTCAGCTTCTGCTTCTGCTTCGACCTGTTTGTCATGCTCAGCGTCTAGCGCTTGACCGTCTAGCTCAGCTTCTTGCTCAGCACCAGTGTCTAGCTTTGTGCCGTCTGCCAGTTCGATGTCTGCACCTTTCGCAGCTTCTAGTGCGGCTAGTTCAGACTCGTTTAGTTGAGGTTGTTCTGGTTGGTTTACGTTCATGGTTTACCTTATTGTTGTTGCTGCATCGCGCCCTGCACTACTTGAGGCGTAGCGGTCTGCATAAGTTGGTTCATTTGTTCTGCTTGAAGCTCCTGTTGCTTCTCCTCTGCCGTCTTCATGAGACCCTTAGTCTCGATTTGAAGGTTCGCTGCGTAGCGCTTGAATAGCTCGCCTAGGTGCATCTCCTTAGCTGCTTGCTCTGCGCCGACTTGTTGCACTAGGTTGACGAAGGTATTGAGACGAGATAGTTCTGCTTCACGTCCTAAGCCCTCAACACCAGTAATGACGATTGGCTCAAACGTGCCTTCTGGGAAGTGCGGTAGGATGCCGTCGCGTTCCATGTGCCCTAGTAGGACGTTAACCAATGGAAGCTGTAGGCTTTGTGCAAGTTGGCTGTATAGACCACCTAGAGACTCCTCAAGCATTTGAGTCATCATGCGAATCTCCTCGGCTGTCACACGCTCAGCGTCACGACGCACAGCGCTAGACATAAGGAAAGCCTCAGATAAGCCAGCTTGAATCTCAGCCTTTAGGTTCTGCGCAATCGCTAGGTCATGCGCTTTGTCGAGCTGTAAGCAACTCACGTCCTCTTTGTCACCTTGGACATAGTCACCGTTCTTGGCCTTGCTCAACGTCGACGCACGGGTCGAAGCGTTAGGCTTAACCATGAAGATAACCTTTGAGGCTGCGATGGATGCTTGAGTGATTGCCTTCACGAGAGCTTCGTGTGTGTTCAAGTCACCGATATGTTCTTCGGCAAATGAACGGCCATAGTCTTCACCGTCTAAACGGTTCATGGTGCAGACAATCCATGGAGAGCGGTCTTTGCGGTAGCTGCTTTCAGAGCCAGATACGCGCATACCTTCGACCTCTTGATAGCTGTGCCAATGGTCGCCTTTAAGCTCAATCATTGTGTACAGGTTCAGGTCTTTACGAGGGTCGCCTTTCAAACGACGCTGCTCACGAATGGCGTTTTGCATACCCGATGGAAGCTTGCGGAAACTAATCTTCTCGCAGACCACAATGCGGGTCACAGTGCCTTGGTCATCGCGTTCAACGACGTACTTATCCAGACGGTAGAATCGTGACTCTTTTGAGCCGATGTAGAGCAGCCCATTACCAGTCACGAGGAGGTGCTTGATGTCTTCGTAGAGAAGCGAACGCAGAGCGCGTCGTTCAAGCTCGGTCACAATCAGTTGCTCAGTCTGACTTAGCGCTGTCTCAAGGTCGCCCTTCTTGGCATCCGTTAGGTCGAGCCGTGTGATTAGCTCAGTTGAGACTCCTAGACGGACAAAGGGATGAGACGGAGGGAATAACGCCATGACAATCTTTGAGGCGAGCTGCTTGATGCCACGCGCACCGAATCCACTGTAAGGGACACGGTATTGGGTGTGTTCATCGTCGCCTTCTTCTGGGAGGATGGAGGGGATTGTCAGACTAGAGCACAAGCGACCACGGTAGAGATATGGGTCTCGCTCAGCCTTCAATGAGTTGTAGACTTGAGCTGCCGTGTGCTTTTGTTCCAATACTAACCTCCTGCGTTAAGACCGCTACCAGACGCCGAGGTGTTAATCTTGAGGTCGCGTCGAGAAGACGTTGAGCCACGACGCTGAGCTTGCTTTTGCTGCGCCTTGTTCTTCTTCTGGATGCCTTGAGTGTCGATGTCTTGAGTTGGTACTGGAGGTGGAGCTGGAGGTGGTGGGGCTTGGACTTCGGGTGTACTACCGCCGCACATAGTTAGTCTCCTTCTTCGATTTGTTTGATGATGTTTTGAATCTGGATGAGAATGTTCTTTTGACCAAGCTTAAAGCCCACCATGCGTTCACTATCATGTAGCTCAATGTCTAACTTGTTGTTTGACTCTAAGTTCTCTATAAGTTGACTTAATGTATTAATGTTCATAAATAGTTATCCCTTTAAGTAGGCTTTAAGTAGTCTTAAAGTATTGACCTTTGTCTTATAGGCAGTCGTAATTACAGACTTTTAACATGGTCTTTAAGCGTTTGATTTAAGTGCTTGTTCTTTCTCGTATTTGTTACCAAGGACTCGTTTCATTTCGAGATACATTTTGATAACAGTTGCGAGGTCTTGAATGGACATTTCGTCGTAGTCCACAGTCAAGACTTTGTGCAGATCTTCACCAACTTTCGCCCAGTCGTTATGTACGTCTTCAAGCTTGCGTAGGAACTTCTTGTCGTAGAACTCAAGTTCAGACGGACGGCCACGCTTGCGCATACGTTTTAAGCAGACGTTAAGAGGTGTGCGAATGTAGACGTGAAGGTCTGGTTCTGGCGTATGAACGACGTCACGGAAGATAGTGTTCAGAGCTTCGTCTGAGTTACCTGCCGCCATGCCGAACAATAGAGATGACGATGGACAGCGCTCGACTAACCAGTCGCCACCTTTGCGCACACACTCAAGGTTGCGCTCAGCTAACTTACGAGACATGTACATATTGATTTGCTCGGAAGTACCTGCCGCCATGATTGACGCAAACATAGAGTCGTTATCGACGTTCTCATCTGCGTACTGGAAGCCAAGCTCCTGAGCCAGTTCTGGAAGCAGGGTCGATTTGCCTGCCCCGATGTTACCTTCAAGGGTGATTAGCATTCTTTGATTACCTTACAGTCGATTAGATGTAATAGACGTTGATTGTCAGAGCCACGCCACGGCTTAACTGTGCGTTGTGACTTCTCGTACTTACCGTCAATCAAGACGTCTACGTACTTGAGAGCCGGATGCTCCATCTCTAGGAGCTGTTCATGGGTGTACCCTGTCCAGACCCATACGTTCTTGCCTAGGTGCGTCTTAATAAAGCGCAGAATGAACGTAATGACGTCTTGGTGACGAGGGTGCATTGGTTCACCGCCTAATAGCGAGAAGCCGTCTGCGTCGTGTAGAGCTTCTACAATCTCGCTCATAGTCCCCATGGTGAATGGATGACCTGCGTTGAAGCTCATGGCTTTCTGGTTAAAGCAGCCCTCGCAGGCGTGCTCACAGCCAGATACAAAAAGAGAGACGCGACGTCCCTCACCATTGGCATAGTCTTCTTTGCGTAACGCTGAGTAGTTCATTGCGTATCTCCATAAAAGAAAGGACGGGCAGTTGTGCATCGTTGAGAGGCTGTCCCGTCGTTAGATGAATGGTTAAATCTTGCAGCCTTCGCAATCGTCGTTAGATTGGTCGACTTTGTATTCGTATGACTTGGCGATGAACTCGCGCTCAGCCACACTGCGGCCTGCAAGTTTGAGCTTCCATATCTTGAACAACTTCATGTAGGTGTCGAAGTCGTCCCCAATGATGGCGCGACGTAGTGCGTAGATATGAGGCTCTAAGTTAGTCAGTGTGTTTGACACGGTTGATAACCTCAGTTTGCTTGCCAGCGATATAAGGTCGTGAGTTTGGAGAGCCTAGATAGCCACAAACGCGACGAGTCACGCTTAGTGTCTTCTGGTTGTGGTTGCCGCATGATGGACACTCAAAGCCCTTAGAGGTCGCTTTGGCTTCACCTGCGTAGTCACATTCACCACAGTAGTCCACTGGCGTGTTCACACCGAAGTAGCCTAGTGATGAGAGCGCATAGTCAACCACACGTTCTAAGCCTTTAAGGTTGTGCTTCATGTTCGGGAACTCGACGTAGCTGATATGACCGCCAGAAGCAATCCAGTGGTATTCCTTCTCGAAGTCAATCTTCTGAGTTGGAGTCACCTTCTCACGAACGTCTAGGTGGAATGAGTTGGTGTAATAGCCATGGTCTGTCACGCCTTTAATCTCACCGAACTCAGCCTTGTCGAGACGCGCAAAGCGGTCACATAGAGACTCAGATGGTGTCGAGTAAAGACCGAAGCCCCAGCCGGAAGCGTACTTCTCATCGTCCAAGCGTCCACGTAGGTAACGCACGACGGACTTAGCGAACTCCTGCTTTGACACATCGTTCTTAATGTCGGACTCAGGGAACATCGCCTTGACCATCTCCTCGATACCAATGTAACCAAGAGAGATAGTCGCACGACCGTTCTCCATGACCTTCAACACGCTGTCTTCTGGGTTGATGCGCATACCGCAAGCGCCCTCAACGTATAGGATTGGAGCGACCTTAGCTTTCACTGAACGTAGGCGCTCGATGCGCGTGTACAGTGCTTGAATTGCGAGGTCTGTGCGCTGCTCTAGGAGAGTCCAAAACTCAGACTCATCGCCGTTCGCTTCGATTGCAATGCGTGGTAGGTTCAGAGACACAACGCCCATATTGTTACGACCATCCGTCTCACCTGTAGAGCACTTGCTTAGGAACGAGCGGCAGCCCATTGGAGCTTTAAAGTCACCTGTGATGTCGACGTTGTTCTCGTAGGACAAGAAGTCTGGATACATGCGCTTGGAGCTACACTCAAGAGCCAGTTGCTTAATGTCGTAGTTAGGGTCTGTGCTAACTGCATTAACTCCGTGCTTGACAGTGAAGACGAGCTTAGGGAACACCGCAGTTCGTTTCGATTTGCCAAGACCTGCAAGTCGTACTTGAAGGATTGACTTCTGAATGAGACGAGCTTCCCACGATGTACCCAAGCCAAAGCCCAAAGTACAGAATGGCGTCTGACCATTCGCTGTGTGAAGGGTATTGATTTCATATTCAAGAGCTTGGAATGCGTCATAAGTCTCTTTCTCTGTGCGTTCTTGAGCGAATGACTGAGCGGTGAACTTGTCGCCCTTAAACCAACGAAGACCTAGAGCCAGCCATTTGTCATAAGACGCACGGACGTAAGGTGCTAGATGTTCGTCGATACGGTTCACTGTGTTACCGCCATAGATATGCGATGCGACCTGCGCAATGATTTGAGCTACCAAGGCTGTCGCTGTGCTGATTGACTTAGGTGTCTCAATCTCAGCGTTACCCATGTTGAAGCCGTTCTCTAACATGCCCTTGATGTCGATTAACATACAGTTGAACATGCCGAACATTGGCGCATAGTCTAGGTCATGGTAATGAATCTCACCTTTGATGTGAGCCTCAGCGATGTGCTTAGGGAGGATATGGTTCAAAGCGACGAACTTAGCCACCTCGCCTGCCACCATGTCACGCTGAGTTGGGATGCGTTCAGACGCTTTGTTAGCGTTGTTGTGCATCAGTTCGGCAGACGCTGTGCCACCCACAATGCCTGCCATAGTTTCAAAGAGTCCTTCGTAATCGTAAGTCTCCTTTTGTAGTTCTAGTTCTAGTTGTTGCATTTCGTTCCTTTTGAGTTGTTGGTTAGTTGTCTTTAAGAGCCTTCCAGCTATGTGGGAAGATTGGCTCAATGACATCACTCACAAGGTTGGCGAAGTGCTGAGCTTCAAGCTGTGCATGACCATCAGCGCGAAGACGGTACAGATGGAAGAAGGCAGTTAGAGAGCCTGTCCAAATCCATGTAGTCATCATGTTTTGCGGAAGGATGCCACGAGCTTGCTCAGGCGCTACGCCTATCTCAATCATGCGCTCATAGGCTTCAAGCATTGCGTCTTGAATGTCCTTAGTGAGAGCGACAAGTTCTTGAGATTCTGGGTGAATGCCTGCTGAGCCTTGCTTGATGCCGCCTTGTGGGCGAGCGCGGTAGTTGTCAGGTACGTACAGTTCGACGCCAGTGTCCACGTAACGACGAGACACTTCGTTCCACGACATACCGACTTGATGCTTACCTAGTTGACGAGCCAACCAGATAGGCGCTGAGCAGCGTAATGTCACGGCTGTGTGACGGAACGGAGAGGTGTGCTCATGGCGAGCTAGGAAGTCGATTAGACGGACGTCCTGTGCGTCCATCTCATCCTTCCACTTAGCGAAAGAAACACGAGCCACGTTAGCGATGCGTAGGTCGTCACCCATGTAGTCGATTAGTTCTACTTTGATTTGGTTCATTTGGTTATCCTTCTAGTAGGTCAATCCGGCGATTGAGCACGGCGAGTCCTAGCTCCATATCGTGTATGCGCTGGAGTAGTACCGTTTGCTGAGAAGCGTCTAATGCGAGAAACCCCAGACCACTGACGAACGCGTTTAAGTTGGCAATGCGTTGCTGTAGATCTAGGGCTTCATCGTTTAAGCGGAGATAGTAAGAGTTACTGAGTAAGAGCATCATTAGCCCTCTACACGAGTAGCCATCTCTTTGTATTTGCGAGCTTTGTTGATGTCCTGCTGTAGGTCGTCTTTGTCACCTGCACGAAGGCGGTACTTGAGGACGTTGCCTAGGCAGTAGGCTTGCCATGGAGTTAACTTGCCTGCTAATGAGTCGAGCGCAGGCTGAATGATGTCTTTCGCTTCCACGCCTTGAATCACTTGGTAGTGCGAAGGTGAATGCACTGGGTCGGATTCAGTTGGAGCTGAGCCGTCAGACACAGGAGCATGTGAGATGCTGAACTTAGTCGTACCTGCGAAATGAGAGCCTTTAGAAGACAAGATGATTAGGCCGTGAGGCTTAACCTCTAAGACCACCACTTCCTCGTTAGGAGTGGCAATCAATGCGTCCTCAGAGCGGCACACTAGGACAGTGCCAACACGTACAAGCTTTTGATGTGCTAGTTCTTTTGCTGTGTAAATCATTAGCGGTGGTCTCCTTCGCCCACGATAGTTCCGCGCTCTAAGCGCCCTTCAAGTTTGTTAAGGTTGTATTCCGCAATCTCGACAAGCGTGAGGTTGTTGTCTGCGGCGATGTTTGCGATGTTCCATAGGACGTCACCAAGCTCTGCCTTGATGTCTTCAAGGTTTGGCTCAACGCCCTTACGAATAGCCTTTGCGAACTTGCCTTGAAGCTCGCCAGCCTCCTCCCCTAGAGCCAACACTGCGTAGCTAGGATGTGGGTAAACAGCAAAGCGGCGAGCCTTCTCTTGGTAGTCATTGAGGCTTAGCGGTAATGGGTAGTGGTAACACATAAGCTATCCTCACATGTGACTACATAATGGCAAACAAATCAGCGATGTTCTTTAGGTCGCGCTTAATCTTGTCTTTGCGTGTCTCGCTATACTCTGCCTGTTTGTCTACAAGGCTTAGGATGTCGTTAAGGAACGTGTGAGAGATAGATAGACGAGCGATGTCCATGCCACGCTTATGAGTTAAACGAAGCTCGATTTGGTCGATGTCTTTCACCATCTCTTTGATGTGCATAGCGTCTTCAATGCGACGTTCATGTTGACGTAGTGTGTTCTCGCAAGCTTCGATGCGCTTACTTAGTAGAGATGCCATAGTGGTTTCCTTATGTTTGAGTTGTGTATGGATAAAGTCAGCACAATAGGCCGCTCAGACGAACGACCTACAGAAATGACTCTAAGTCACTTGTGACTACTTAGTCGCCAAGTTGATTGAGTTTGGTTAGAATGACAGACGCAGCGACTGACTTGTTCGTGCGTTCGGCAATCGCCTTGTCTAACTTGTCTATCACCTTGTCACGCTTCTTCTCAGTCGCTTGCGCTTTCTTCAACTGCGTAGCAGCTTCACGAGCGGCTAAGAAGCCTGCGATGTTTAGTAGTTTGGTAATGAACTTAATCATTGGTTTCTCCTTAGTGAGGTGTGAATAGGACTGTGTTGGTCTTGAAGCAGAACTCACCGTGGCGCAGGATGCGAGCCACCATGCCATTCTGATAGCATTCCTCTGAGGTATGCCCTGCTTTCGCATAGTGAGACGCAACGCAAGCGCCACGGTCGCCTGTAGGTGTCTTCTTCCAACGGACTTCAACCTGCCCTTTACGAGCACCTGATTTGAACTCATGGTTAGTCGGAACGAGCAGCACTGGGCTAACTGCGAGATCTAGTGCAGTCTTCTCGCCAATGCCTTGGCAGCCTTCATAACCGTCTGTGCGGTCGCCCATGAGCCATTGCTTGTAGTAAAGGACGTCAGCCTCTGCCTCGCTTTGAAGCCAAGGAGCAAAGTCTTTGTCAGGCGTGTAGTGCCACGCAGGGATAGACTTCATGTCCTTGTCGATAGCGACGATGACCTTCTTGTCGTCTCCATGCCACTCAGGGTTGGTCGCATAGATACCCATCAGGTCATCAGCCTCAAGCATGTCGTGTTGGAAGAACTGATAGTTGTCACGGATGTACTGCAAGGCGTAATCGAGAATCATCGGACGGCTAATCCAGTTGTTGATTGAGTCACGGTTGGCCTTGTAGCTAGGCATGATGTGTTTGCGCCAGTTGCCTGTCCCAGAGAGGAACATGTAGACGTTCTCTTTGCGGCAGCTAATCTCTTTGCGTAGGTACTCGATGCGGTCATCAATCGCCTTAGCGACTTCGTTCTCGTCTACTTCAAGAGTCCAGATACCGTCAGGCCAGCGATGGCGCTTTTGACACGCCGCCGCCATTTGGAATGCAATCCAGTCTGCATCAAATAGTCCGATAGTTTTCATTGCTTATTTCCCCATGTGGTATAGAGGTACAGCGTTTGCAGTCTCACCGCCCATCAGAGTTGTTGGGACGCTACCGTTCCATGACTTCATGCGTTGCATGTCGACTTCGATACGGCGAGATTCAAGTAGTGCAGGAGTTAGAGAAGCAGCTAGAGCCTTGTTACCCTTAGCCTCAGCTTGCGCAGCGTACAACTTAGCGTCAGCTTGTTGCTTCACGTCGTAAGCCTGTGCGTCAGTCGCTTGCTTGCGTTCGTATAGAAGTGCGTCTGCGGCTGCTTGACGAGCTGTCTTGTTGTGAAGTGCAGACTTAGCGGCTGCTTCTGCTTTCGCAGTGTCACGAGCGTAGACAAGGGTTTCTTGAGCTAGACGTGCTTTCTCTTGTGCTTCACGTTCTTCAAGCTCTTTCGTTACGACGATTGCCTTTTGAATCACATCAGGAAGTGTGATGTCTTGGATGTACACAGCGTGGATGTTTAGGCCGTACTCAGAGGCAATCACAGACAAGCCGTCTTTCACTTCGTCTTGAAGCTGAGCTTGAACGTCAGCCTTGTACAGGTCTTGAGCCTTCTCTACGGAACGACCTGCTTCACGCAATAGCGCTAGAAGTGGTTGACGTAGTAGCTTGGTCTCAACGTCTGTCATAGTACCAATGGTTTTACGAAGCTTGGGCGTAGAGCTGGCTTCAACTGACCACATGATTGTGACGTCTGCGAATGACTTGAACTTGTCTTGTGAGGGAATAGAAACGTTCTCAATGCTGAACGCATTCTCCTTCACGTCGTAACGGTCGAACGAGTAGAACGGGTTGGTCATATGAAGACCTTCGTCTAAGTAAGTCTCTTGGACTTCGCCGAACAAGGAAGGTACTTTGACCTCACCTTGGCTTACGATTGTGAATGGTTTAAGAGCAATAACAGCGATAACAGATACACCGATTAAACTAGCTGTGATGATTTGCTTTAAGTTCATTTTGGTTTCCTTTTGTTGTTGTCTTATAGGCAGTCGTAAATAGCGCCCACGACGAGATAGCCCAGAGCTACTAGCGCTAGGTAATGGATTGGTTTCATTTGGTTTATTCAGGTTTGCGTGGTGGTGTTTCTTCGAGCTTGTCCACACGAGGACGGACAAAGCGAGGGTGACGGAACTTGCCGTCCTTAGTGACTTCCATGCACTCGACTTCGATAAGCATTCCTATCGCAAGTCCTTGGTCGTGCAGGTCTTGCCACTCTTGGCGTTGTGCATCGGTAAACCCAGTGCCTACCTTGCCGTAAGCCGTGATGAGAGCGCCCATGCGTCCCTCGTGTTTACCAGTGCCAGCTTGGAAGCCTGTCACTAGGACGTCGTAGGTCTCCTTGTTCTTGACCTTAATCCAGCGACCGTCTTTCAAGCGCTCCAAGACCAAGCCCTCATAGCCACAGCCTAGTGATGCCTCAAGCTGCTCTTGGATGTACGCAGCGCTAGGGTCTGAGACAATGCCTAGGTCAAGACGAGGGTCTAGGTTTGGGCGAAGCTCATAGATAGCGCTATAAGGCACTGTGTCGCCTTCGTGTGTACGCACAGCGCTAATCGTTGAGTCCCAGTCACCTAGGAAGACCTCAGCGTCTTGGATGTGCTCAGGGATTGGCGGTAGGTTGTACAAAGGCTTGTTAGAGCGAGACACAATCTCGCCCTGTTCGTTGCGTGTTAGACGTACACCGTCAATCTTCACGGTCACGCGGTAGTCCCCTTTCAGAGACTTACCGTTCCAGTTATGAGCCTTCTTAGGTTTAAAACTCATCGTCGCCACCCTCCACTGCCACAATGTCAATGTCTAGGTAGCGCATCTTGCGAACATCCAGAGGCTTACGACGAAGCGGTACTGCTACGAAGTGACCAGGTGTTAGCTCGTTAACTAAGTCGTCAAACTCGTCATGAGTTAACTCGATGCGGTCAATCACACGGTTGAGGGACTTAGCCTTGTAAGCTTCTTCACGAATAAGTTCAGAGATAAGTTTCTTGTAGATAACTTTCATGTTTACCTCATAGCTTTGGACGTGGTTGATTCCACGAGGCGCAGAGATGCCAGAGGACAAGCCCCACGCCGAACGTTAGAAAAGTTGGTAAGAGAGACATAGAGCCTCGTTTGGTCTGTCTTATAGGCAGTCGTAAATACCGCCAGAGAGGATTAGTGTGTTTCGAACCAAGATGAGCCGATGTCGAACTCAGCGTCGAGAGGACAGTCAACTGAGTAGTAGTTCTCAACGAAGTGCATTGCGTCTTTGCAGATTTGGCCTAGCTCTTTCGCAATGTCTTCTGAGCGACAAGCTACTTGCACCTCATCGTGTACCCATGCGCAGAACGCATAGTCACCATCGAAGCCATGCTTGTAGCCACGTTCTTGCATCATTTGGTCGACTACGACGCACCACATTTTGCAGATGAGAGCGCCGTCTGATTGGAGTTGAGTGTTTAGAGCTGAGTGTTGAGAGCGGCAGAAGACTTTGCGTCCATCTAAGCCAACGACATAACCGTCGTCCTTAGCTGCCTTCTTGCACTTCTTGATTAGCTTATCGAGAGCAGGAAGACCCTCTAGGAACTTCTTCTTAACCTCTTTGCCTTTCAAGATGTAGCAGACACGTTCACGAGTCCAACGCTCACCACGACGCTCAAGCTGCTTGATGATTGGGATATGTGCGCCAGATTCCTTCCACGCTAGGTATTCCTCGTGGGTATAGCCGACTTGCATACCGATAAGCTCATCACCGCCGCCGTAAAGGAAGGCATAGATAAATGTCTTCGCCTTACCACGACGCAGCTCATGGTCTGGATTGTGTTTGTCACGTAGGACGCCACGCTCCACAAAGCCTGCTGATTGAGCGTTCTCCCAGTGGATGTCGCCCTCAAGGATGACTTTGTTGTAAGCGCCTTTGTCCCATGGGAACATGCGGTTGCCTAAGCAGCGCAGCTCCAAACCAGAAGCGTCACTACCAAGCAGTACCCAACCGTCCGGTACAGTAAAGCACTCACGACACTCTTGTCCGTATGGTGCTCGTCCTGCTGGGACTTGAGCGATGTTAGGAAAAGAATGGGTTGCGCGACCAGTAACAGCGCCATTAGGGTTAATAGAACCATGGATAAAACCTTCCGGTGTAACTAGGCGTAACCACGCTTGCTTACCTTCTGCAATCTGACCGATGCGCTTATTGAGCATGAAGAACTCGTTAAGCATCTGTGCTTCTGGTAAGTCGATGTGCTTCAATACATCTTCGTCAATCTTCGGCTTAGTGCCGCCGTCGGTGAACTCAGTGAAGACAACTCCGGCCTCAGCTAGAACCTTCGCACAGTGGTCACGCGATGCAGGGTTAAAGGTCACTTCCTTCAACTTGGTGTAAGGCGCACCTGCTGTGTAAGACATACCCATGCGGTTCATAGAACGCTTAGGAGTCGTAACGCCGTTTGATGCGTACCAAGTGCCGAACTTGTCGACTAGCTTCTGGCGAATCGTCTCGCGGTCGCCTAGTAGCTTGAAGTAAAGCTGCTCAGCCTTCGCAACGTTGAACTTGAAGCCATTACGTTCTTGCTGAGACATCAGCCACTGAATCTCATGTTCCAGTTGCATTGCCTTAAAGCTTGCTTCTGGGAACTCTTGCATCAGACGACGGATAAGCTTGATGGTGACGGTAACGTCTTGGCGGCAGTAGATAAGCATGTCTTCTGAGAACTCAGCCCATGCGTCTTCCTGCTCACCGTAGTCGCCTTTGTACTCTTGCAAGCGATAACCCCAAGCCTTCAAGCTATGAGAGCCAAGTAGCTTAGGAGGCAGAACCCAACCAGTGACTTCATGCCCTTGCTCGCGTAGACGCCAGCGACGGATGCCTGCCATATCGCGGTCTTTGATGTCTGCGAATAGGAGGCGAGATAGAACCAACGTGTCGATGACTTTGGTTGGTGGAATGTCCCAGAACGGAAACAGTTTCTTCAATGCAGGGACGTCGTAGTTGATGCCGTTGTGTGCGACTAGGACGTCTGCCTCTACGAGGTCTTTCAGAAGCTCATGGTATTGATGAGGACGGTACTCACGGACTTCACCAGTGACTAGGTCTTCACAGACCGCAGTATGAAAACGGCTCACTGTTGAAAGCAAGCCGTTGGTCTCGATGTCGAACGCTAAGATACGCGCTTTGGTTTTACCGTACTTAACGTAGTCCCATAGTATCTTTAGAGCTTGATACTCGCGTAGTTTGAATGCCATTAGAATTGTTCCTTCTCGTGGTCTTTGAAGCTCGGCTCATCGCCGTGCATTTCGTAGGACTTGTCTTGCTCAGCCACGTAACGAAGGCGTGTGACGCCACCGACGCCAGAGCCGAAGCCGCGCCGTTTGAGTTGTCGTACAGTGGTGATAAGACGTTCTTCTAAGGACTCCGCTTGTTGGTTACGCTCAAGGCCGTACATTGCGTGTGACCAGAAGCCGATAGAACGAGAGCCTTTGAAGTGCTTGATTGCTACTCGTGCGCCCTCCTCATGACTGCCTTTCTCAGGAGTCGATAGGTGCGACACAAGGTGGATGAGGATTTGATGACGTTGAGCTAGAGACGCGATGTCTGCCATGATGCGCTCAATCTCAGCCTTCTCGTCCTTCTCTGCGCCAGTTGCCAATGCGGTCAAGTGGTCGACGTAGAAGACACGGAAGCCAAGCGAGACTAGGTAGACGATCTTCGCCTTGATTGCGTCCCACTCACACAAGCCCCAGTTGTCGTAGATATAAAGGTCTCCACGGTAGAGCTGCGCGGTTTGACGAATCGCCTCGTGCATCGTGTAGTCTTCGGTATTGCGAACGTGGTAGAGCCTGCCGTCATGCTTGCCACAGATAGAACGAAGAACCTCTTTAGGGTCGTTCTCAACCATGAACAAGCCGACCTTCTGCTTGAGCACTGTGACGTCGTAGTCAGCCTGCTCTAAGAGAAGCGTGGTCTTACCTAGACCTGTACCTGCACCTAGTGTGTGAACCTCGCCATAGAAGCGACCGTTCGACGTGCGGTTCATGCCTTTGTGTTTCCACGGTAAGCCTTGCTCGTTGTCATCCTCAAAGAGGGTTTCAAGGATGTCGTCAACGTCCAGTAGGCCGTCCGGTGTGTAGACCTCTGCGTTCCACAGTGCCTGCACCATCTCAGACGTCTTGCCTGCCAGAAGCATCTCGTTAGCGTCTTTAAGCTCGTACTTGGCTATCTTGATGTTGACAACGCCAGCCAATGCCTCAGCCGCCTTTTGAGCGGAGTCTTGGCCTACGTCGTCCATGTCAAACGCAAGGACTACCTCCTCGAACTTCTTCAAGTAGTCGATGCAAGCAAGGAGATGTGTCTTAGCTGACTGAACGCCATTAGGTAGAGAGACGACGGGATACTTATTGCCCTGCATTTGAGAGATGGACATCATGTCAATCTCACCTTCGGAGATGACTAGACGACGCCCACCGCTAAACAGGTGCATACCGATGAGTGTGCCCTTGGAGATCTTGCCGTTGACACTGAACGCCTTGTCTGCGAAGCGGCACTTCTGAGCGATGTACTTGCCGTCCTCAGTCTTAACGTCACAGATATGCGCAATCTCCACGCGCTTGTGTTCGGGATGCCACGCCTCGCCTACCCGATAGCCGAAACGCTTAGCTGTCTCCTCAGAGATGGCTCGTTTAGGTAAGGCGCGGTATTCACCGTGTAGTGGTTTAAAGTCACTTGTGACTACATTGGATGCACTAGAAGACATAGGTTTACCATTACCTCGTTTGTAGGCTGTCTCAGGTGGACATGCGTAGCAGTAGGAATGACCGTCTGAATACTCGGCTCGTGCGTCCGAAGACCCACAGTCATCGCAAGGCAAACCTCGCGCTAGTAATACGCTTTCTTCGTCGTGCATACCTGCCGACCTCCTACTTCATTTGTTGATGGACTTTCATGAATAGCGCCGTGTAATGCGCTGAGATACGTGCTGCGTCTGCGCCAGTCTTGGCATCGCGTAGTTCCACTTCTTGAGCGGCTTTAAGCGCACCTAGACGGGCGTCGAAGTCAGGCACATAGACGGTAAACTTGCCGTCGCGTGTACCCTCTTTAAGGGCGTGTTGAGTGTTCTTGAGGCTGTACACCACGGCACTCAAACGTGTAATGCCGTAGTGACGAATCGCCTCGATGGAGTTGATAGAGCCGTACTTTGCTACATGCTCGATAACTTGTTTCGCTTGTGTAACTTTACTCACTTGTGACTCCTTCGGGTGTTATTACTAATAGGCAGTTTTAATTCAGGTACACCACTTCTGCGTCTGGGTACTTCTCTTGAAGCTCAGCAATGACTTCCTCCAACGCATCACACTGCGCGGTCGTCATGTTGTTCTCATCGCCTACAATGCGAATGAACACTGAGTCGTCGTTGTAACCATCGTGCTCAAGCTCCACGTTGCCGTAGACCTCATAGTCACGAGTTGGGTAGTTGTCCCCGTCGCGTAGGATTAAGTGGTGAGCGCCATGTCCTAGAACGCCGCGCTTGCGGTCAGCTAAGACCACATCCCAGTCGCTTAGAACTTGACTGCCAGTTTTGGTAAAAACGACTGCAATATGGGCAGTAGTTTCTCGTTTACGAACTTTTGCCATTTGGTTTCCTCTAATTCGGTTATCTTGAGCGTCAGTCCTTCCTGTCCTTTCGGAACGATGACCTTGTATAGCTTCAAGACGTAGACGTTTTTATCGTCGAACTTGTAGCGCTTCTGGAGCACGTCAAGCATGGACTTGCAGCAATTGTCTAGGTCTGAGGCTTTGTTGCTGTAACGGACGATTGCACGCACCGCTAAGCGCTTATCTTTAGGCAGTTCTAAATCAGGAAGGCCACGAGCGACCTGCATTTCCCAACGACGATAGGCCGCAGATTTGACCTTTACGCCTTGGTACATGTCGTTCGTGGACATAGGTTTGACGTCAATGTTGATGTCGTGCTGGACTATTAGAAGTTACCTGCGTCGTCGTCAGATGCGCCGTGCTGCTCGTCTGCATCGTCAGGTTCTTCAAAGTGACGAACGTCGTCTTCGTCGTACTCATAGCCGCCTTCATGCGACGCAAAGCCGAAGTGGTCAGCCGATGGTGCGCCAGCTTCACCTTTAGCCGCTAAGCTAATCACTTGGACAGCTTTAGGTTTAAGGGTCAGACCATGAGTCTCGATAGTGACGCGCTTGCCATTCTCACGGACAGTCTCTGTGCGGCTGTAAGGCCACACTTCGACGCTTAGGGCAATCTCTGAGCCACCATAGATTTGAGGCTCTTTCACCATGCGACGCCCACGAGCATCGTAGAAGATAGGCTTAGGTAGGATTGTTTCGCCTTGGTACTCGAACGACGATTGCTTAACGCGGAAGAAGAACTTACCGTCCTTCTCAAGTAGGATGTCGACCATCTCACCTTTACCGCCCTTCTCGTTTTGCCAGTAGTCACGAAGGATGCCTTCAAGTTGAGCGACAACCTCTTTCACATCGCTGTCGTCTGGGTTAACTACTAGGTCGGTCTTGTAAGCACCGTTCTTGTCGTATAGGGTGTCTGGTTTGTTTAGCCATGGGAACTGTGCAATACCCACAGGCAGAGTTACTAGGGGACGTTTGTTAGCTTGTTTTGCCATAGATTTGGTTTCCTCTTTAAGTTGGTATTAAGTTGACTTAGAGAGGTCTTTAAGTTTGTCTTAGAGTTATCTTAAAGCTTCCTCTCTTATAGGCAGTCGTAATTAATAGAATTGAGCTGAGAGCAGGCTTAAAGCCGGACTTAAAGTAGTCTTTGTCTCTTATAGGCAGTCGTAATTCACAGGCACGACAAAAAGCCCTAGCACCATAAAGGCACTAGAGCATTTAAGTCACATGTGAGTATATCGGTTACGCAAACGCAAAGTCGGACTCGATGATACCATGCAGGTCTAGGTTGCCATACTCAGGCAGAGCTAAGAACTTGTCGTGCTTCTCAGGGTTGCACTGTAGTTTGAACTCTTGCTCAAGCTCAGCGAAGACGTCTGTGTTCTCAAACATCTCTACCATCGCTTCACGAATCACTTTAAAGAAGACCTCTGTGTTACCTGCATGAGTACCAAATGAGTCATGGATGAGAGCGAAGTGTTTAATACCATGCTTCTCATAAGCCATATTCACAAGTGACTGCAAATGACAAGAGTCTAGGCTATGTACGACGTTAGGAGCGATTGAGTTCTTCGCTTTGTTCTTGTCGTAGTCCAGTGTGTCGATGCGAACATGCAATTGACGACGCTGACCTAGAGTGATGCAGTTCACCACTTGCTCTTTAGTCACACGGTACTCTTGAAGTACAGGGAAGCCTAGAGGCGTAGTCCAACGGACAGGCGCATTGTCTTGTGCGATTAGATACGCCGCCTTTTGCATCCAGTCCATTGCTTGAGCTGCGCGTAGCACAGTACGTTTAACGGCTGCATAAGCATGTTTAGCCATGAGAGCGGCTGCTGCTGAGCCATTGCCATGGAAGTGCCACACAGCGTCCTCGCCACGGTTCTTCTTCTGTTTGTACTCCATGTAAGCAGGATGAATGATGTCTTCCATGCACTGCTCTTTGAAGCCAAACTGCGCAGAGCCATAGCAGTAAGTCATTACGTTACGTTTCACTGTGCCACGGTCGATACCGAATTGAAGCCATGCGTAAGCCTCAGTGTAAGAACGGTAAACCTTGCGCATCTCAGTGATGTAACCTGCCTCCTTCTCAATGCCCTTCTCTTTGTCTTCACGGATAGCGTGAGCCTTAGCCAGCTCTAGGGCTTTCTCGAAGTTAGACGCATCGCCGTCATGTGCTTCAAGGTAGACTTCAAGCGCCTTCTCAGTCGCTAAAGCCTCTGCGTCTTCCTTAGATTCACACCCTTCCACCATCGACTTAAACTCACTTGTGACTATATCGGATACAACACGATAGATGTCAGCAACCCTCCCCGCAGGGATTAAGTTCACATGTTCGCCAGTCTTCTCGCAACGTAGTGCAGCTCCTAGTATCTGTAGACCAGAACAAGAGCCATCTAGGGCAATCGGAATGTAGGACACAAACTCCTCTGGGTTCTTCATGCTCCACGCCTCTGCTAACTCAGTCGCACACGCGATAGCTTGCATTGGCTTATCCGCAGACATAAGGAAGTCACGGCAGTCACGAGGGTCTTTAGCAAGCGCAATGATTTGCTCTTTGTGAGCCTCAACCCACTTAACGCGCTCCTCAAAGGTTACTTTGTCGACGCCCATTAGGTTAGCCATGTGAATCATTAGCCACTTCATGCCGTGCTTACCTAGAGCTACGCCATCAGCGAACTGACACAGTGCTTTCACATAGTCCGCACCTTGGAAGTTAAGCTTAGACACAGGGTAAACACGCATACGAGTGTCACCTTGCCATGGCACAAAGAAGCGGTCTTTATGTGCAACGCCGCGAGCCATCTCTAGGACGCTGAGCATAGCGCTGAACTTAGCGCGTTCAGTCGCTTCCATTACATAGAACTCACGACAAGCTGCTTGGTACTCTTTCACACGGTAGTCATCATCAGCCAAACCTTCTGGCTTAACCGGTGTGTAGTCCTTGATGTCTAGCTTGTGCATTGCAGGTAGGTCGATGTCCATCGCCCATGGTAGTTGTTGCTCAATGAAGGTCTCTAGCCAGTTAAGGATAGTCTTGTTGATACGTACAGGTGTCTCTTGGATACGGTTTAGTGCGTCATATACCTTCTCCATGCCTGCTGTTTGTAGCTCACGTAGGTAAGCTTTGTTTTGGGTCTTAATCATGGATAGAGGCTTAGACGCAGGTGTGATATATGCACCACGACGCACTGTCTCAGGCGACCACTTACGAGGTGGTACTACCATAGGTGCATATGATGGACGAGCTAGACGAGCAAGCTCTTGCTGTGCTTCCTCAAGTAGCCACATAAAGTTGTCTTGAGCGATTAGGTAATCACGGTTATGGCCTGTTGATTGGTCACGACGACGAGCAGCCTTAAACCAGCCTAGCTCAGTCGTAGCAAGCACGATGAGAGCGTGACCATAGTGGACACGTTCCTCAACGCTTAGACGCACCCAGTCCATCTCTGCTTGGTATTTCACCGCCCACTTTAGGGATTCACGGCGATGCTTGATGTCTCGCTTAGTAGACATGCGAGCTTGAGTTGCTTTGGCAATACCTCCGTGTAGACGCTCTAGGATTGCGAAGTTCATTTCGTCTTCAATACCGATGATGATGTCAATCGCTACGTCTGTTAGAGGACGCACGTCAGTCATGCCCTTAACGCAGCCCTCAAGCGTGTGTACGGCGATTTGCTCGTAGTTGCTATATACCTCTGTCAAGAATCGTTTCAACGCTGTAGGACGTCCACGGCTCGATTCTGAGGCAATCTTGCGCATAGCTTCGGCTAGTGTATTGATGTTCTTACCGATTAAGCCTTTACCTAGAGTTGTCTCGTGCTCTGTCCCCTCGTTCATCGCTTTGTGGAACTTAGCCATCTCACGAGCGTATGCCTTTTCACGAGCCTCATATTCACGCTCGATTTGCTCTACGTAGTCTTCACGAGTAAAGCCTTCGGCAAACTCAATGCCTAGGACTTCTGGTTCAGGACGCTCATAACGAATTTCGTGTGCAGTTGCTTGGAAGGTGTCTTTGTAGTAGGTCAT